CATCTAGACTGTACTGAAAGAACCTCACTTTCATGTTTCTATATTCTTTTGGGAGTTTGTTTTTGATATCGCTGCTGACGTCTATAACTGTGATTTGTTTCATTGACACCTCCTTTCTAGTGCTCAACCGCAGAACTGGGGGCAAGGCGACACCAAAGTGTATATCATTGATTAATTACTTTAAGGATTGATGTCGCCAGTTGATAGCACCAAATAATGATAGTTGTTTTTGGGTATAAAATAGCAAAAATATGCATACAATTTTTTCCCGGTAAACAAAAAAGGTGCGTTGGTGCTACCAGTTGAACAGACGATACACGTTGCACTGCGCGCAAATCCACAAAGGCGACTCACAACGTTTCACGATTTTTGGTCACGTGCCGGGTGGGTGTGGCACGTCCAGAAAGGAGTTGTGCATATCATCTGTCCAGTTCTGCGGTTGATGTTAATGTTCTAAACCATTTTTCCCAAGTGGGGAAATTGGTTTTCTACTGGGTACGATTTGTACCCGTTTACTTACGTCTGCTTATACGACCACCTCGTTTTCCAGCACACTTTTTTACAAAGTGAGGACCGTCGATTAGGTCGCAATCGCATTCGATATCTTGAGCGAATCCTTTACAACTTCCGTGGCTTGCAAAAGTAGCTGAGCCACCTTTTCGTCCAATTTCTGCGTAGAAGTTTGGATTATTCGCTAAGTTTTTCTGAGCGGCTTTCTTACCACCAATCGTATTGCCAGCCATACTTTACTCCTTAGCTAACTTAGGTCGTTCACCTTCGATTCGACTGTCCAATATTTTATTGATTCGATTGACTAGATGTTCGATGTCGCTGTATTCAGCTAGTGCATCATCTTTCATCTCTAAAAGGTCGATAGTACTCATCTCATCTAATGACTGATAATCATCTTCGTAGTAAGGCTTTACTTCTTTTTCCATTTCTTCTCCTCCTCTTTCATCCATTCTTTGTCCTGTTTAGCTATTTCGTGTTCTGAAATTGCTACGAAAATTAGCAAGGCTATTACGATTATTATCCAAATTAAAATAAACATTTATTGTCCTTTGCTTTTTAAGTCTTTAATTAAGATCTCTAGCTCTCCATCCGTCCATTTGTAGGGCTTTTTCATGCTTTCCAACAGGTCAACGATATCTTCGCCGTAAGTTTTAAGCATGAATCTTGTGTAGCCAATCATATTTCCTTCATCGAATCGATTACACGATCTACATTGTGCATGTACGTTTCGCTCGTCGTATCTGAGAGCCATCCATCTTCTGTTTATGAAGTGTCCAGCGTCAGCCTGTTCAAATGGCTTTCTCTGACCACATGAACAACAAGTGAAAAATCCGTCTTCAGAATCTCTCATTCTTATATATTTTGAGAAAATCCTATCAGCTTTCTGAATTAGTTTTCGACTTGCCACGCTATTCTCCTAAACGCCAAACTCTTACGAATCTGCCATTCATAATCGGTCGTTCACTTTTTCGCCAGCCAACAGGCTTAAAATCATCACATCTGAATATGTTGCCAGTTGTGTTCCTGTGTATGTATTCAGGGCGAGGGCACTCTTTTAAGACGTCCTCGATCGTGATAAGCGATTTATCTTCTAATAGTTTCTTAGCGGTTACACGAGCCTCTTCTAGCCACGCCTCCCGCTCTTTTTTGAATAAATCTTTGACGGTTACCATATTAGCTTGTCCTCTGTAATAAAACCGTCTAAAGTTGTTATTTTACGTATAGTCCCGCCAGATTTTTTTCTAAAATCTCGAGCCTCTTTTCTTGTCGTAAAGTTTCTGCTTAGCGTTTTGTTTTTGACGATGTACGTTGTGCAGTTGTTTACGTCTCTTAATCTCTGTGAAGCCATTATCTTCCCCCCAATTTAATCTTCGTGAGATTACTAAATTGTTATCTATAAACGTCCACTTAAACTTCCTCATAAAACTGATGTCTGGGTCTACAATCCGTATCGTAAACCCGTTGTCAGTTTCGAGAAGGTAGACTTTTTTTCTTCTCGTCATTTAACCTCCTAAAAAGGTATTTCGCTCAAATCGACAGGCTCGCTAAGGTCAATGTCTTCAGCAATATTTTCAGATTTACTCTTCAGCTTTGGCTCATATCCCCAGATATTTCGCTCATATCGATATTTCTCGTCACCGTTATTATCTATATATGTCTCTTCTGTTTTTTGGATTGTGTACCAACAAGACTTTCCTGGCAATTTCTGGATTAGTTGAGACATTTCATATAGGCTCTTCATAGATTTGAAAAAATCACGAATCTTCTGTTTCTGCTCATCATCTTTTGCATTATGTACAAAAATCTTACGGATTTTATCAACAGAAAAAGGCGTCGCCGCACCAGTAAACCATAATCGTGCATCGCCTTGTTCGCCGTTTGTACCTTGAACCTTCACATTCAGGAATACTTTATCATTTGCATTTTTTTCAAAAGTAGCTTCGGTGATTGTTACAGCGTGAACACCCTCAGTAAAATATGTTGATTCTTTCAAATCTTCCTCACTTAATTTCATATTCTTCAATTCTTCGTCCGTCATACCCCTTATCCTTTCCTTAGAACATTAATTTTTGGACTTCTCTTTCAACTAATCCAAGAGTGGCGTTTTGCACTCTGCCAGTTAGCTCGATTTTTTCTCGATAATCTTCTCGCTTTAATTCAAATATCTGTAACCCTAGTTCTGGATTTGTGAATACGTCTGAATAAATACAGAAGTAGAGTTTTTGTAGATTTTCATTTACTAAGAAGTACTGAATAATCTGAGCTTCATACTCAAGCGGTGGACGTTTTTCATAGTAGGCTTTGACTACTTTCCAACTATCCAAGCATTTGATCTCAACTGCCTCCAAAACGTCGCCTGTCTCATCGACGATCTCACCATCAGGCGAGCAGATCATATACTCATTCACTTCAGATTGCCAAACTCGACCAGGGATAATCTTCTTACCGAGCTTTTCACTGATTAACTCTCTAGCCTCATCTTCTAGGATTTGACCTCTTAGCATAGCCGAATAAGTAGCGCCTTCTGGTATTCTATCTGCATAGTCATTCGGATTAATTGGCTTTGCTATTCGCTGAGCAATTAGCTTATAGATTGAATCGTTTATTTGAACATTCGCATAGAGTTCATTCAATTCATCTTCTGTAAGCATTGCTCGGATATTATCCATTGTCAGATTTTTCGGAAACTCATAGCCTTTACTTTCAGCGAATTCGACCAGCTCGGCTTTTGGTATATACCGAACTGACGAGTAATCTTTAGCTGATGAGCCAGATATCCTGCCTTCATGAAAATCCAACCATTCTTGACTTCGTTGTTCAAGGTCTAGGATTTTCATTTATCACCTCCTAGCTTTGCCTTTACCTCATCCTTAACGCCGACAAGTTCACGTGATAGCTTTGGATTAGCTCTGAGAATCTCAATATACTTCTCTTTTAATTCTCCTAGTGTTTTACAAGCTCGTAAGGCTTTTTCGGCAGTAGCTAAATCGGCAGACTCTTTGTCAGTTCTTTCTTTGAGCTTGCGTTCAAGGTTACCGTCGTCATCAGTATCGACAAGTAAATCAAGCATTGCTATGTATGAATATCTCTTCATATAAGTGATACCTGAGCCTTGCGTCTGCGGATTGTTAGGTGCGCTTTCAACTGGTGCAACATCTTCAAGCACCTCACCACTTTCCAAGTGAATGAGCCTGGTTCTAATAGCCGTTTTAGTATCGATATGACTGATTGTTTGCTTAACCATCAATCCGCATTTTTCTAAATCTTCTCGTGTTTCACTGACTACATCGTTGTAGTCTGCGTATTTACTTTTGAAGTATGGGTTTTCTTTTGAGGCTTTCACCAGTGGTGTTATTTTGCGAAACTCTTGTAAAGCTTTGTATAATTCACTCATCGTGCCTCCTTTCTATAAAAATCTTAAATATCTTCCATTTGTGTAAACTGACCAAGCTCTGTAACCTTGTGATTTCCACACGCGATAAGCACAGTCAATATTTATTTCTGGGTTGTGCGAATCACACTTTTCTCGTCCAGGTAAAATCCTTACTTGGAATAGAGAAACCGAATAACCATATGTTCTTCCGTTCTGTGTAAATGTCAGGCTTGTATCGCCTGTTGCGTTTTCATTACACGAACTTTCAGCCTGCATAATAGCTTTCATAATTCGCACGTCCCAATCGTATTTTTCAAGTAAAGGTTGAAACCTGTCGCAGCCGCCTACACCAGCTTTCTCCACAGCTTTTTGAGGTGCAGGCGAGGCTTCAACCCTTGCGGCAGTTTGTGGTGGCGACGGTTGCCGCTTCTCCGTCGCTACTGTTTTGACACTTCAACTTTCACATTCTTGACGATTGTCGCAGCTTCGGCTTTGACTTGTTCAGTCTGATTTTTCTGATAGTACATACCGCCGATAAAAGCGATAATTCCTGTGATTAAAATCGTAATGATGATAGTTTTGATAGTTTCGATGTTAAATTTTTTCATTGTTTTCTCCTTGTTTTGTTTTTTATTTTCTTTATTTTCTTTTAGGCTAGACATTGGATTAGCTCCTCTCTAGCGCAGATGTTTACAACTTCGTCCTCAATTCCGTCACAATCTGGATTCGGACAATAAAACTCAGGTTCGCCCTGACAACCACACCACTCAGCTTCTTTACCTGAACAGCAAGGTTGAATTACTTCTAGATTATCGTGGTTGCAATACCACTCGTTATCAAAGAAATCAAAGCGATAACTTGCTCTAATTTGCTTTACTTCAATTTTCATATTTACTCTCAATCTGCCATTTGATATAATGGCTTTGTAGCCGCTCTTTTGAGCGGTTTTTGCTTTATACTGCCCACTTTTTAGCGCAGGTGTGGGAGACCTGTAGTGAGCAGCGCTGAGCGTTCGAAAATAAACAAGAACTACAAAGTTGTAATAAAACTTAACCCATCGAACGCCAGCTGAATTAAAAATGTGCTAGCGGCTATACCAACCGCTCGACGCTACCCACTAATTCCAAATTGTTAAAATACTAACTTCTACACGTGTTACGCCTGAACCTTGAGCAATCTGTCACGCTTGTATAATTTTCGTCGTACGCTCTTTTACGGTGTCGCTTACGTAATCGTAATAGTACAGTTTGTTAATTCTGCATGAGGCTATCAGACAGCCGATTGATAACCTCGTGGAAATTAAAAAACACCACTTTCGTGATGTAGATAAAAAAAGAACCGCCATAAAGGCGGTGGTTTACAAAACCGTTGCTCTAGCCAACTGAGCTAAAGCGGCAACTGTAAAGGTGAAACCTTTATTATCTACAAAGCAATCATTGTAAAATTACTAAAGTCTTTCAACTTTGATACTCTTATCTTAGCAAACCGCGAGCGTTTTGTCAATATCTTTATTGAACATATCGTAGCGTTCTCTTAAATATTCGTTCGTAAAATGCATATACAATCTGGTAGTAGAAATGTTTGAATGACCCATTAAAGGCTGAACGTCTTCAATTCTTGCTCCTTTTCGTAGCATATTAGTGGCGAAACTATGTCTTAAAGTGTGCGCGCTTACTCTCTTTTTAATTCCAGCTCTTAGAGCAGTCTCGGATATCATTCTTGAGAGATATTGTCGGCTGAGAGGCTTTCCAAAAGAATTAGTGAAAACAAAAACAGAGTCCACTTCTCTTTTGTGATGATATTCTCTAATAGACTTTTCTGTTAGAGGGTCGATAAACGTTACTCTTGGCTTTCCGCCTTTCCCTCTAGAAACTATAAGGGACCTTCTGTATAAATCATCCTCCTTAAGATTTAAGATTTCAGAGGCTCGCAATCCACTGCTTAATATCGTCATAATCAAGGCTTTATCTCTTAGATTTCTAGCTGATTTTATCAGAGTACATTGTTCTTCTTCGTCTAAAAAATTAGCCTCAACTTCAACAGTTCTTGGTATTTCAATTGCCTCGGGTCTGATGTCTATAAGGTTTTTAGAATACAAAAATTTGATAAAACTTCTAATAACCACGATTTTATTTTTAATAGTTTTCGGCTTGTAGCTTTTCAAAGATAAGGTGTCGATAAAGTTATCAATCATCAAAATATCTAAGTCGCTAACCGTATCGGCTTTTATCGATTTGATAAAGTCTTCAAGAATACAAATGTAAGTTGCTTTTGTTGTATTGGTGGCTTTACCATGTGCCTCTTTGTGCTTTACAAAGTAAAACAACGCACGCTCCAACGTAGTACTTTTATCCATAATTCTCCCACAATTTAAGTTAAAATGTAGGATTTTGAGGTGCCCAACTAGTGTTGCTTTCAGACCACCCACACGGTCATCAACTCGGCAGTAGATATGGCTAAGTTCTTATTCAATTTTGCCATGTCTAGCCGTGTCTGCATAGTGTAAAATTCACAAAGTCCTACGTGTCGAACCTATCGTTTCTTGATGGTTCAATCACCTTAAGCTCCCTAAATTCAAAATGGTAAGATGTACCAACTTTACAACCGTACCTGTTGCGGTTTTTCTCTAAAGTAACGATGATATCATTCGGAAAATCTTTCATATTTCGTTCAACCATTAAGACGATATCCGCGTCCTGAGCAATGTAGCTCGAACCTCGCAAATCGTTTATTCCAGTCTTTCGTGTATGGCTGTCTGGTGCTTTTCGTGTATGACTGATTAGAATGATAGGAATCTGATGTCTGATTGCGTTCTTCTTTAGTTCTTTTGTTATATTTCCCAGCTCTTCAGCGACGTTTTGGATTTCCCGCGTAAAATAATGAAGGTGGTCAATCACGACCAATTCACAATTCGCTTCTTCTTTAGCTTTTCGAACCAATCCGTCGATTGAGTGCCAGCTTAATTCATCGTTTTTTTGGAAGAATATTCCAGCCGCGCACTTTTCGTATTCTGTTTCACCAAGGATTTTTCTAAATCGCACACCTGCTTCACCGTGAGTCATTTCTAGAGTAACGAACAGAACAGATTTGTTTTGCTTAGCGACATTCGCCGCGATATTCATACTTAGAGCTGTTTTACCGTTACTGGTGGCTCCTCCGATAACAGTTAGCTCTCCTGGCGCTAATCCCATTGTCATACGGTCAAGCACCCAGTTTCCTGTTCTTAATCCGATGATTTTACCCCAGTTTTTCATACGTTCTTCGATTTCGTCGTGATAGTCTGCCATCATCGTGAATTCGAGCTCTGCTGCTGCGGATTTAGCAGTTTTAGCAGACGCCCCAAGCACGTATTCGTAAAGGTCTAGTCGGTCATTCGACTTCAGTGTATCGATTTTAGATTTAAGATAGGTTAAATTGTCCACGTAATATCTCCCTGATTTTTGATTTATGCCAATTTGCTTTGTTTTCGACTGTTTCGAATAGCTCTTCGTATTTGTCGACATTGTGATTGATGTTAGATATGCCCTGTAACGTCGTGTAATCGTTTCTGAGCGACTTTACGGCTTCATTGTGGTATTTTATCGTTTCCGCAACAAAATGCTCTGAGGCGTCCTCTAAATCGATTTTTAAGCCATCCATGAGCCATCTCCCATTAACTCGTCTAGGTCTGCCATGCCTTCATGTTGCTTTTTTCGCTTCGAGAGCATGTTGTCTATCGTGGAGGCTCTGAGCAGATAGTCGCTTTTTAATTCGTTAATCTTCTTTGAGTGCCAATCATCGTCAACGAGTATGTCTAGTGCTTTACCAATTTCTTCTAATGAGAACTTCTTCAAGGTTTCTTTATAGCCTCGTGGAAGTATTCTGAAATTACGTTTGGTTTTTTCGTTTAGTAGGTCTAGTAGTTTTTTACTAACTTCACTATTAATATTATCTATAGTGTTATCTATAGTGTTATCTATATGAACAGCTGGTTTTTCCGACTGTTCATCAGCTGGTTTTTCCGACTGTTCATCAGCTGGTTTTTCCGACTGTTCATCAGCTGGTTTTTCCGACTGTTGGCTAAATCCTAGCGTACTCTTTCGCCTCATTCGACCATATTCACGCGATTGTGTAATATAGCCGAACTTTATCAGCCTTTTACAGCTAGCTCCAAATGCGTCTCTCTTCACTCTGCAAAGCTCCATTAGCTCTTCAGAACGCTTCCAACATCCCTTTTCGCCAAAACTTGCTATCTCGGCGTAAAGGATTTTATCGACAGCAGTTAATCTTTCGTCTAGCAATAGCTCTCTCGGCAACCAAACGCCTGTAAACTGACGCTTCGGCTCGATTATCTGCTCTTAAACACATCTGCGCCAGCCGACGACACACACTCCGTA